GAGACACAACTAAACAATGGTCAGTAAAAGCTGACGATAACAAAGGAGTAAACATGAGTGAAGATGTGATATGGGTAAACTTAGTACCTAACGAAAATAAGACAGCAGACAATCATCCTGATTGGGTTGCACCACTAAATACAAATGCACCTGAAGGCAAGAAGTGGACCATTGGTGTCAATATAAATGGAGTTTGGTGGAATCAAGCAGCTTGGAATAACAAAGATGAACAAGGAAACTTGGAGGGAATTACTATTAAAATGACTCCCAATAATGCAAGTGGTTCATCTAAAGCTGCACCACAAAATAAGGGGTTTCAAAAAAAACCATCTTATGATAACAAACAATCATATAAGTTTTAATTAACTTATATAAGTCTTGGAGGGGTTTTTTTCTTTCTAGTTCCCTTTCGGTAGTTTTCCTCTCCAGGACACAAAAAAAATATGGACAAGAAAATTACAAATATAGATCAAGAGATTGAGAAAAAAATTATTAATGATCGTCAAAAAGATTATGGTAATTATCAAGAAAATTTTATTATGTTAGCAGAAATGTTTACCATTATCTTAGCTAGTAGTTTAAAAAAACGAGTAAAACCACACCAAGTAGGTCAATTAATGATGGCATTAAAATTATATAGATCAACAAAAAATTTTAAAGCCGACAATTATACAGATTTAAGTATATATAACAAGATGACAAGAGAAATACACAAAAAAGAGGTTGCCAAAAAGGATAAAAATGAATAAATATAAGAGATTAAAGCATGGTGAAGCTAATTTTATATTAGAAGAACGCTTTGATGACGTGAAGAAAGCTGCAAACCCTAGCACCGAGGGTGAATTTGTAGAAATTAAAATTAATGATTTAAAAATTAATTTTACAAAAGTGATAAAGGAGCAAGATGGTAAAAATAAAAAATCGTCTGCAGAAACTGATGGACAAACAAAGAAAGAAAAGTGAGGAATATGTCCAAACAGTTCACAAAGCTAATAAGTTAAAAGCTGAAAGCTATAACTTAAATTTACAAGTAGCTGAGTGCAGAGAAGAATTAATGACAGCTAGATAGTTATTAATTATTATTAAAAAAAAACTGAAGGAATATGAGGGGGATCTATGACTAAAAATAAAATATTTACTGAAATTAAACTTGCTATGAGAGCTGGACACTATCGTGATCTAACTTTTAAAGAAAAAAAAATATATAAAAACGCATTTAAGAATGGGTACAAATTAGCAAAATTACATACTAAGAAAAAAAATCCAGAATCTTATAAACCAAGAAAGATTGTAGGTTATACATTTGCTAAACCTAGTGCAAGAGTTGTTGAAAATATTATTAATAAAATTTGTATTCGTTATGAGGTTCACAAAAAAAGTTTAATGAGTAGAACTAGAACACAAGATTTGGTTAGAACAAGAAACATTATTCATAATCTTTTATATGAAGGATATAATTTAAACCTTACAGATATAGGTAAATATTTTAATCAAGATCATACAACAGTTTTACATTCTATTGAAATGAAGAAAGACAAACGAAGATTTTGGGATGCTAGTCAAAGCATTTGGTCAGAGTTTCAAGAATTAAAAAATACTATTTCTTAAAACCACTTAGCATAGACTTGGTTTTTCCTATTGTTAATGTATTGGTTGAAGCATAACTCATCTTTACCATTATGGCAAAACTTTTTTTTCTCTGCGTTGACTATCCAATTACCCTTATCACTCATTAATTGTTTACCACATACTTCACAGTAGCCACAAATTAATATTTGTTCTTTTGATCTAACCCAAGTTTTATTTTTTTTCATTTGATTTTATATATTGTTTAGTCTTTGATTATATCTGTCATTTGTTTCTCTTATCAAAAATTCGTTAAAAACGCAAAAAATGTTTTAGTGTCGCACCTATTCTGTAACACCCTAAAATTTTGTTGCTCTACTTTTTAATAAAAACTTTTTTTTGAAAATTTTGAAAAACCCAATGTGGTATAATGGGTAAATAAAAAAAAATAGGAGGTAAAATGAAAAAACAAAAAAATAATAAATCTTTTATTTGTCATGCAATAGGCAATAGAGGATTAACTCATGCTTGGGGTAGAGGTAAAGATATAGTTGAAGCTGAATTACAATGTAAGTTAGCAGTTCAAGAATCTTTACAAGAAAGACCAAGTAAGATTAGACACTTACCTATGACATACGAAACTAAAGAAGAATAGTTTAAATAAAGGCGATCTGAAATATGGTCGCCTTAAATAATCTGTTTTTTTTCACACATAAACCTAGTGTAAGCTCCATATTTATTTACAAATTCTGGAGTTAAATTAGATATAAGTTCTTCTGAATATTTATATCCATAAACTGTACAATCATACATACTATTAAATTGTACTTGAGGTGTAGGAATAATTTGGCACTTACTACCTGGTGTGGTGCTACACATCAGCATAATTAAAACAATTACTTTCACTTTTTTTTATTTTTTTTTTTACAATTACAAAATTTAAAAGTTAAAACATTTTCTACTTTTTCAAATTGATCATCAATCCAACCAAAAAATTTTAATAACAATCTGTCTACCATTTTTTATAACTCCAATATCTTGCGGTTAATTTATTAGTTGCTATAGCACATCTATAGCCATTATTCTAATATTAATTTTTTAATTGATTTTTCACCCATATAAATTTCTATTTCTGCTTTACTACGAATACATTTATATTCTATATGATCTTTTGATTCACGCATAGCAATTCTTTTACCACGCAAACATTCTGACATAGAAGGTTGTATTCTATGTTCTTTAATCTCATGATTAACTATCATTAGTAAAGCTATTATTGTTTCAACCATGTCCATTACCATTAGAAAATTCTCTTTGTTTGTCTTTTAATTTTTCTATATCTTTTAATGCTTTCTCTAATTGTTTAGTTATAAATTCTATATTAACTTTATTGTGCATCATATCTTCTATTCTAGTTTCAATTTTTTCTACTGTTTTATATAGATCCTCCAGAAGCATAAACTGTTCCTGATCGATTGGCTTCTGTGTACTTGCTTCAAGTAAGTCTTGTTCCATTAATTGTTTAGAAGTTTCAAGGTGTACTATTCTGGCATTGATTTCTGCGTAAGTCCAAACAGCAATAGCAATACCCATAACAATCATGATTAATGTTTTCATGTCTGTTTTTAATGATGTGTTTTCGTTTATCTTCATTTTTTTGGTTTTGGTAATGGAAGAATTATTTTTTTGTCATTAATATTTTTAGGCATTAATAAAATACTATCTCCCATTAGTTTAACATCTGGGTTCTCTTTTTTATAATCATCTTTCATAGAATCCCACAAACTTTTACTATCCTCTGGTCTATTATCTAATTTAACTGGATTAACACCTCTGCATTTAGAAACCAATAAATTAAAATTTTTATTATTTGCTAAACTTGTATTGCTATTTACTCTACCACACATTTTCATTAATTCTAGTTGTTGTTTGATTGCTACATTTTCTTTTGATGTTTTACAATCTGTACCTAGATACTTTCTAAAACTTATACTAAAATTTTGTGAGTCATTATCATAATCACTTGAATTGTATGTATGATAATCTTGTGTATTATTTCTATCTTCAACTCTAAATTCCATTTCACCACATCTTACACCATACTCGTTAAGATATTCGTTTCTAGGATATGCAGGTCCACCAAATAAAGCAAGGAGAGTAATCATAATAATTAATATTCCTGTAAAATAATAATTCATACTGAAAATCTCCATACATTATCTGTTTAAATCTTTAATATCGTAATCATGTTCTCTTACTTGATCAGCAAGAGTTCTGTATAAATTTTCTGCCATCTGCCATGTAGCTTCAGCAGAAGAAAGTCTTGTATTTATTTCTGTAATTTTTTCTTCAGCAACTTTTAAATCTCTTTCAAGATTTACAATTTGTACTTCTGAATTATTAATTGTTGTTGTTAAGTTAAGTACATATTTTACAGAAGTAAAACCTCCAACTACTATTGAAGCAACCACTGGTATAAATATAAAATTTTTTTTAAATAAATCTGCAATGTTCATTCACAAAATCCTCCAATAAACTGATTGCCATTTTTTAATAACCATCTGTTAGATTTGTCATCATAAATAGCAATATCTTCCCTTATATCATCTATTGCTTGAAAACAATTATTTTGTTCTAACAATGGTAAATATATAAGATTTAGTTTATTGGAAACTGTGAACTCTGCTTGAGAGGTTAATAAAATAATAATTAATTTAGTCATTATCTACCACCACCTTTATATCTTGTTTGTTTTTTTTGTCTCTTTTCTGATTTATTTAAATTTTTCTTATGTCGTCTAGGTCTTTTTTTTGGTTTATCTCGAGGTACAAAGTGTGTAAACTTAATACGAGCCATTACTTTTTCTTTTTATATTTAGATTTTTTTTTCTTTTTTTTACCAGTTTGCTGAGATAACATACTTGTTTTTTTACTGTACTGTTGTGAATAAGATGTAGATATATTTTTCATTTGTATTTCTTCTCCCATATTTCTTGTTGAGTTAATCCTACTTCATCTTCTTTTAATTTTAATCTGCCATCTATTTTAGATATATCTATCTCTTCTACTAAAGCATATCTGTAAATTTTAGTGTCAGAATTTTTCCATTGAAAATGTAAAAGATATTTAGGTTCATCATAGTTACTTAATAAACTAGGATCAAAAGCAGATATTGTCATTTTTTATTTTAATATATTTTTGTTATAAAATTATTGCAATAATTAAAATAACAACAACAACTGCTATTGCTTTTTTATGTTCTTCCACGAAATGTGGAATATGATCTTTTAAGTTCATTTCTTACCTCCTTTAAATATTTGTGTTCCTTTTATACCATAGATACTAGCTACAACTAAAATCCATAAATTAGTAAACCATGAGGGTAGTGATTGGAAATGTTCAAAAAAAACTTTTATTTTTTCCATTGCTTGTGCATCGTCTGAAAATACTCCATAAGCCAGTACCAAAATTGGCAAAGTTAAAATTATAAGAACCGCCTCGTCCTTGTAATCTGCTTGACGAGCTTCTAATAATTTTCCTTGGTAAGCTTCCTCACCTCGAGCTTGCTTTTCTGCATGCAATAATTGTGCATCAGACATAGCGATTTTTGCCTTCTGCTTGTTAGCATAAATTTTACTTCCAGCATTAACAGCTAATTTAATTGCACTAAACCACATTATACTAAATCCTTTGCGTTACCTATAACAGGTTTATATTTTGTTTTACCATTTTCTTTGTATGCTCTTAATAATTGTTTTCTTGGATTCTCAGCAACCCAACTACAATGCACCCAACCAGAGTTAGGTTCTCCAGGTGTGTAAAACTCTAGGATCATTTGATCCCAATCTAAGTTTGCTTTAATCCAATCAAATACTTCAGCATTGTCTTTACCTAAACATTCAAAGTCAACCGCTTCTGCTTTAGTATGTTGGCTTGTTAAACTTGAATTAATTTTTATGCACAACTCAGGAGAACGAAAACAACTTGTAACAGTAACTCTACCAAAATGATCTCGAACTGGTTGTAAAATATTTTCACAAAGTAATTTTAATTTTTCTACTTGATCTGCATTAGGATTATTATCTATACCAATTCTAATAGCTGTATCTGATTTAATTAATTCTGAAAGAGAGAAGTTACGAGATAGCTGCATAAATAATTTTTACCTTTAATCTTTTTTGTTCTTTAGTTCTTGGTCTACGAATAAGACTTCCTGTTCTTTTTCTATCATAACCATCTTTAGCTTTATAGTCTGATTTTCTATAATTTTTTGTTTTAACATCATAAGCATTATACTCACCTGTGGTCATATTTAAAGTAACAATATCTATAGGTCCAAGTCCTCCAAGAGGTGTAAATACAAGGATATTTGGGTCTTTGGCAAGTTTAATTTGAGCAGAAAGTTCATTTGTTAATCCAACTGTTGCTGTTTTACGCCTAGCCATTCCATTTAAAGAAACCTAATAAAGCTCCTGATAAACCACCGATTATAATTAATAAATTTATAGCACCTTTACCCTTTGACATATCATTTCTTAACTCTTTAATTTCTTTACGCATTTCATCTATTGCTTTAAATAATGTTTTCATTCTTTCAGCACAAATTTTTTCATGGGTAGATAATCTAATTTCATTATGTTCTTGTAAATTTAAATTAAATTTTTTTTTAGTCATTAATATTCTTTAATAATAAAATTATTATGATCTTGGTATTAAAACCCAATTAGTTAAATCTTCATTCCATTCATATTGTTTTTCTTGACTTGCATCTGATGGATAATCAACAGGTGCAACCCAACGACAAGTGCTTTCATTTAATGTCCAAGATGCAAAAGGTTTTGGTGCTATAAAAGCATTTCTACTTGCATCATATTTATAATCTTTTCCAGCATAATTTTTTCTTGTTCCATCTTTATAAGTTTGTTTCCAATTAGAATGACTATAAAGATTAGTTAAAAAATTTATTCCAGCTTGTTCGTCAGTTGCAACATCATCGTGAACTTCTAAAACTTCCACAACAATATTATCATCATTTAATTTTGTAAAACTTGCCATTATGCTGTGTAGCTCCCACTACCTGTAAATTTTAAAACTGTATCTGTACCATCTGTCGTAACTGTTGGAGAACCTGTTGTCGTTCCTGTGTAAATTCCAGTTGCCATTCTTAAAACTACAATGCCTGAACCTCCAGATCCGCCATCACCACCACCTGAAGGATGTACAGAAAATGATCTTCCGCCACCGCCACCGCCAGTGTTTGCTGTCGCATCAGCATATCCATCGGTTCTTTCAGCGTAAGTAGCACCTTTTCCGCCACCGCCTTGAGTTCTACCATTAGCACCAGAACCATCGTTTCCACAGTTTGTTGAATTGGTTTCAAATGAACCACCACCGCCTCCAGCGTAGTAAACATCTGTACCAGTTTCTATAATATCGTTTGCAAGACCAACTCCGCCATTTCCACCTCTGTCTTTATTACCTGTTTGACCAACCGCACCAGCTCCTCCTCCGCCACCAGCTCCATATCCGCCACCAGCTCCAGGAGTAGCATCGTGGATACCACCAGCATGTCCAGTACCTCCGCCTGTTGCAGCACCAGCACAAGTATTACCGTTAGTTGAACCACCAGCTCCACCGCCAGAACCACCATCTTTTCCAGAGTAAGCGGATGTGCAGATATTACCATCACCAGCATTACCACCATGTCTTGATCCACCACCTCCTCCATCGGAAGTAAGTGTTGAAATTCCTGTTCCAGATAAAACGCTGTTGCTTCCGTTAGCTCCAGAGTGCGGACCATTATCTGCACCAGCTCCTCCAGAACCAACTGTGACAGTGTATTGAACACCAGCAGTTAATTCTAAAGCTGTTCCAGCTCTATATCCTCCCGCTCCACCGCCACCTCCAGCCGCTTTTCCGCCAGCACCGCCGCCAGCAACAATTAAATATTCTATTTCTAAAGGTAAAGAAGCTGTAGCACCTGAACCAAATCCTAAAACTTGATAACCAAAGCTCATAATTAATATCTCCTACGCATCATTAGCTGCGTCAGTAGTGTAGAATATTTTAATTCCTAAAACTCTTGCTTCACCAGTAAAAGTATCACTACCATCTGCTGCGTCTCTATATAATTGAAAGTAAGTTTGCTCACCTGCTGCTGGAGAACCTGCAATTGTCATTGCACTACTTTCAGATGTAATTTGTTGATCTTCAACTGTTCCAATTCCAGCGTCTGTGACTTCTATTGCTGTTCCATATGCAACATCGATTGTATCGTTATCAGCACATGCAACGCCTTGTAAACCAAATATACAGTTATCTGTGTTTGTAGTAGAAGGAGACCAATAAACTTGATAAGTTACTGTTCCTTCATTCCATGATTTAGGCATAGCCACTGTAAATTGTGTGTATTGTTTTGTACTAGCATCAAAATCAAATACTTTTAAATCTGGTCTTGTTGC